CCAGCAGTACTTCCAGCAGTACCCAGCATAGACAACGTCTATATAGGGTAACTAGGTATGAGAAAGATAAACTCTCATACTTATACAATCTAGTAATAAGAGGCTCTCAAGAAGAAAGTTGGGTTAGAAGTAAACAGAAAGATACAAGAGCAGCAATAATAATATAGAGTCTTTTATAGAGGGGTTAGGATTTTAAAAAGAAATAAAAGACATGCTAGATTTAGATAAGTGGGTTGAGATCCTTGTGAAATATGATATTTCTGGCGAGGAATTAACTTACCTCTTATTAATTTATAATAAGAGGTTTGATTTGGTGTATAAGTATAGTAACTTTACACCAAAGGATGATGAGGTAAGACCAACTTCTGCTACTGAGAAGATGGTTGGTCAAAAGATAACTCTGACCTCCAAGTATGGAGTTAAGGAGAATGTTTTAGTCAATGGTAATAGAAGTAGGAGAGCTATAAACTCTGAGATGATACTTTCTCTTGCAGAGAGGGGTCTAATTGAGCAAGTAATTCCCAGTACCAAGAATACATTCCAACTGGCTTATTTTGAGGTAACTGAGAAACTTGCTAAGGAACTCTTCTTTGAGGTAGACAAGCATATTGATGAGCTTTATGATGCTTATCCTGCTTTTACTATTATTGATGGTAGACAGGCATTTCTTACCTCTGCAGATAGGAACTTGATGTCCATCCTGTATGCAAAAAACATTAAGAGGAACATCAATACTCACAATGAGGTTCTAGCCAAAGTTAAAGCTAACTATGGCAATCTGAATATGAAGATAGAGAACTTCATTAAGAGTAAAATGTGGGAAAAGCTAAGTATTGTGGATAGTAATAGAGTAGATAAAGTAGCTTCATTATGAATTTAGAAGAGAGAATACAAGCTGGCCTTGATGGTAAATTCCAAGGCTTATCTAATGGTTTTAAGAGAATTAATTCTGAGATACATGGTATTCAGCGAGGGGTATACACCTTACTGGGCGGTTTATCAGGTACTTATAAGACTACTCTTGCAGATTTTATGCTATTAAATGCAATATCTGATGCAGAAAGCAAAGGACTGGAAATCAATGTATTCTACTATTCTTATGAGATTGACGAGTTATCCAAGAAATGTAATTGGCTTTCCGTGATCATTAAGAATAAGCATGGAATTACTATTCCACCAGAAGTTATTAAGGGCTTTGGTGATAATCGCTTAACACCTAAAGAATTAGAGTATGTTAAGATGGAGATACCAACTGTAGAGGCTTTATTCTCTAAGATAAATTTTAGATTTAAGAGTACTAATCCTACTGGTATCTACAATGAGATGTGGCAATATATGTCTCAGAAGGGTTCCTTCACCTACATTGATTATGTAGATAAGGAAGGTAATCCTAAAAAGAAGATTGATAAGTTCATACCTAATAATCCAGAAGCTTATACTATAATTATTCTAGACCATCTGCTCTTACTCCAAAAAGAAAGAGGCTTCTCAGATAAGGAAATTATAGATAAAGCATCAGAATATATGGTAGAACTTAGGAATATGTTCAATGTTTCCTGTATCTTTATATCGCAATTTAATGATGGCTTAAGTTCTATTGACAGGGCCAAATTTAAAGGTGTAGATATATCTCCACAAATTACTGACTTTAAAAGCTCTAGGAATCCATATGCAGATGCAGATGTAGTACTTGCTACTATGTCAGCATTCAAGATGGATATGCCTACTTGCTTGGGTTATGATATAAATAAGCTTAAAGACAGCTTTATTATGTTGAAGGTAATTAAGAACAGATTGGGAAGAGATAATATTGCTGTGGGTCTATTAGCTAACCCAAAAGCCGGTAGTTTCTCAGAACTACCACCTGCAAAATCTGAGGATATGCAAATAGTTTATGATTCATTACTATAAAGATGGAACTTCCAACAAGTAAAATAAAAGCTACCTTAACAGATCCTGGTAAGCTTATCATCTATAGCAAGCCTAAGACCGGCAAAACCAGTCTACTTGCAGAACTAGAGAATAATCTTATTATAGATTTGGAGAATGGTACTCAATATTATGATGCACTTAAGGTTAGTATTAACTCTGTGCAGGAATTAATGGACCTTATTAAAGCTATCATAGCTGCTGGTAGGCCATATAAGTATATCACTCTAGATACTCTAACCAAGTTGGAAGATTTAGCACTACCTTATGCACTAACATTGTATAAGCAAACTCCTATGGGCAAAAGCTTTGTAGGTAATAATGTGCTAGATCTTCCTAATGGTGCAGGTTACAAATATCTGAGGGATGCCATGACAAACCTACTGAATGCCATTTATAAGTGCGCAGATAGGGTAATTCTTCTTGGTCATTTGAAGACCACTAACATAGAGAAGAATGGCAAAGAAGTATCTGCCAGAGAGTTAGATCTCACTGGCAAAATCAAGAGTATGGTCTCTGCTGATGTAGATGCAATTGGTTTGCTTTACAGAGGTGAAGACAACAAGAATATTTTGTCCTTTAAGACTACAGATGATGTTATCTGTGGTGCAAGGCCAACTCATCTAAAAGACCAAGAGATAGTTATCTCTGAGCTTATAGATGGAAAATTTATTACCCATTGGGATAAAATTTATAATCAAAAGTAAAATTAAAACATTATGTTTCAAGTAATTGCAACAACAACTAGAAGGTCCAAGAAAACACAGAGTTGGGATCTTCGTGCTAAGAATGACAGACTAGAGTTCTCTCAGACATTCTTCTCTTTAAATGATATGCAGAATAATGAACTTACCTTTGGTAAAAGTAATGATACTTATCTGCTACTAATCTCCCCTAATGGTCAGTTCTATAAGAAGACCAAGAGAGGAGAGAATAAGAGTAAAACTTTCTCTAATCCTACTCTTTATCAGCACCTTATCTCTGAAGGCTCTCTTTTTAAACTGGAAGTATTCCAGAAAGATGAGACTGGTACATACTGCAAGTTTGTAGCTATTGAGCCAGAAGATGATGAGGAAGCTGTAGAAGTTCCTGAGGAAATATCTGTAGATGCTCCTATTGATAGAAGAGATAATTTCAATAATTATATTTATTAATCCTTAAAACAAAATAAAATCTTATGTTTAATACTAATAGTGTAAAAGCCCCAGCTGCTTCAGTAAAACCAGGTGTTAATGTTAATGTTCCTGTAGAAGCTATTTTTGAACCTCTTAGAAAAGATGGTTCTGGTGATCCCGTACTCTGTGTTAGAATCACTGATACTAACATCAAGCAAATTATGTGGGAACCTAAGCAACTTGGTAACCCTCAGGGTAGAGCTTGTCCATTTAACTTTGAGTTTAATGGTATCAAGGGTCAGAAGGGTGTTGAGATGACTGATGAGGTAGCCAATGCTCTTGAGATGATGGGTTTCATCAGAGATACCAAGACTGTTCTTACAGCAGTAGTTGGTGATGTTACTGTAGAGGGTAAGACTTATGCAGAGTTTGCTAAGAACTTTGTAGCTGCAGTAGGTAATGATAAGACTGCTGATGTTAAGCTTGTTTATGGCAAGTCTGGATATCTGGAGTTTGCTAAGAGGGGTTATATTGCTGCTCCTAATAGTGATAAGCTTACAGTAACTCCTGCTGATGCTATTACTAAGCCAGAAGTTAATGCAGACTTTGTTTCTGCTCCAGTTTCTGCTGATAGCGAACTTCCTTTCTAAGATAAATGTATGTCTCTAATTTAAGTAGGGACTACATATATAAGACCTTTTCTCAGGAAGCTATATTTGAAGCTTATGGTATTCCAGTAGTCAAAGGTAACTTTGTAAGTCCCTTGAGGAGAGATAAGTCTCCAACATGTGCATTTCAATATTATGGTAATACTCTCCGCTATTATGATAATAGACCAGGAGAGTTTTGTGGTGATGCTATATCTATGGTTATGCATCTAAAGCATCTTGATTACCAAGGAGCACTGTTGGATATTTATAAGACTATGAAGGCAAGTACTCTTGATGTATGTATAACTAGGAAAAGTATGCGTAAAATTGATTTGGTAAAAAAAGAGAGTACTGAGATAAAAGCCAAATTCAAAGAGTTCTCTAACAAGGAATTAGAATACTGGAAACAATATGGAATAAGCTTAGAGGTCTTACAGAGATTTAATATCCGCTCATGCAGCCATTTATATATAACAAAAAATAGTGGAGACTTTGAGACCAATTGTGTGAGAGGCGGAGAGATGTGCTTTTTGTACATCTTTGCTGATAACTCTGTTAAGGCTTATTTTCCTGAAAGGGAGAGTTATAGATTCATCTCTAATAGTAGATGGATCCAAGGCTTGGAGTATTTAGATGATCCTAAGCTCCTAGTAATAACTAAGAGTATGAAGGATGTAATATGTTTATCATTATTTGGTATACAAGCTGTTGCTATGCAGGGGGAGAGTGTTCTCCCTCCAGCATGGCTTGTAAATAAGTACAATTGTGTGTATCTTGCAGACAATGATGCTCCTGGTAAGAGAGCTGCTGTACTTATAAGAA